TGATCACAATACTGATACGTTAAAGCTCACAGATGCTGAGGGTACTACTGTTACATTTACGTTTAACGGCGGCGCCGCAGTAAATCTGTCTGCCACTTCAGGAGATGCTACAATAGGTTTAAATAGTGCTGCAAATGCCGATGCAACATCAGCCGCTATAGTTACAGCTATTAATGCTCACACCATTAAAATAACAGCTGCTGATGCTTCTGGCGGAGCCGGTGCAACAGCTGATCATGCAATAACGCTAACACAAGCTATCCAGGGTACAGCAGGTAATGCTGACGGCGGTGTAATGATCGTAACATCAGCGAATGCTGATTTAGAATTAACAGCGGATTTTGCTAGCGGTGCAGGTGGATCTGCAGCGGGTATTCTTCGCGCAGCAATCGTTACAGCAGAAGGGGTCTTATTAGGATTAGCATCAGGATTCAATGCAGATGTAACTTTGGCACCTGCTCCTCCAAGCGATGCAGGCGGAAAGCCCGCGCTTTCAGCAGGTGCAGCTCACGGAACTGTTAATACAAACAATGGAAAGCAAGACTTTGAGCTTTACTTGGATGGACATATTAGTACATCTACATATCCTAGCAAAATTAAGCTTTCTTTTGATCCTTCTTCTTCAAAATATATTTCAAGAGTTTTAAATACTGACCCTACAAAGCTTCGTGAAGCGGGTCACTGTTTATACGCACACTGGGATATTTACCCAGCAATGGCAATTCCTAGTGCTGCAGGTATTACTGATGCGCTGCATCCTTCAGGCAAAGGTAACGTTGAAGCAGCTGTTGTTTTAGTTGGCGCTGGCGGCCGCGATGGCGGCGCAGCTGGAAAGCCTAATTATGATAACTTTGAAGATCGATATCGAACAGCAAAGAGTCCACAATTTATATCACAGGACTTCGGCGCCGGCGCGAAAGATCTTTTCCGAGTTCATGCTCTGGATGATGGCTCTACTGCCAACGATCTATTTAAAGTTACCATTGAAAATATTGCAGCCAGCAGCAATCAAAACAATCCATACGGTAAGTTTGATCTAGTTGTAAGAGGCTTTTATGATACAGACTCAGACCCAGTTGTTTTAGAGTCATATAGGGGAGTTAATCTAGATAGATCTTCCGAAAACTATATTGCTCGTCGTGTTGGTGATCTTTACGCTTATTATGATTTCGATCAGCGCTCAGGTGCACAAAAACTTCGAATTGAAGGTACATTTGAGAATCGATCTAGATATGTTAGAGTTTCAGTCCACACAGATGTTTCACGAGGAGCGCTTCCAGAAGAAGCACTACCTGTTGGTTATCGTGGTCCTTGGCACTTATCACTTGATGGAACAGAAGCCCTTGAAGTAATTGATTTTGAAGCTGCGTCTCCAAGAGCATCAGTTAAAACTGCTGCCGGAACAGGTATTACGCTAGATGAGATTCGAACTCTTAAGATGGCACCAATTCCGATGCGATCAAGTCTTGTGCAAGGTACAGGCAATAAGAAGCGAGCAAATGCTGATTTGGCATGGGGTATGCAGTTTGAAAGACTTGATTCTCCAACTTCTCCAAATAAGAATTCTGTTGTTGATGAATCTTTGGCATCTTTCACAACATGCTTTCCGTCACACCTTGCAGTTGGCGATGCCGCTTGGGTAGGAGACAATACAGGCGCAGCAGCTATTAACGGAGGCGTCCAAGATGCAGATCTCTACAACAATAATATCTTTACTCTAGAAAGAGTCCAGGTTGTTACAGGATCTACAGACCGTCCGGTTTCAAATGAATGGGCTGCAGCTCAGTATAGAAGAAATGGAACAAAGGTACAATTAGCTTCTGCAGATGGTAGAGCCCATGCAGCAGCAGATACACGTTTCCTAGATCCATCAAAAGACTTTAGTCACCTACCTACTAGAAAGTTTCTTAAGTTTACAACAATTGTACAGGGTGGCTTCGATGGCGTCAATATCTTTGATAAAGAAAAATCAGAGCTATCTGATATAGCAGCTCGCCGAGAATTTGGTGATGTTGCAAAGCAAGGAGGAGTGGTAGGACCTACAATTGCAGCTTATAGAAAGGCTGTTGATGTAATGGAGGAGAAAGCTGATGTTGAAATTCAGCTACTTGCCATTCCAGGTGTCCGACATCCTGCAGTTACAGATTACGCTATAGATTCTGTTGAAAATCGATTTGATGCCATGTTCTTGATGGACATCGAAGAGAAAGATCAAAATAATGACTGGGTAACAGGTTCATCTGATCAGCTAACAAATGTGACATACACAGTAAACAATTTTGAGAGTAGAAATCTAGATAGCTCATTTGCAGCTGCTTACTTTCCAGATGTTGTGATTACTGATCCTGCTACAAACGCAAACGTTCAGTGTCCGCCATCAGTTGCTGTATTAGGTGCATATTCATTAAACGATTCAGTATCACATCCCTGGTTTGCTCCTGCGGGATTTACTCGAGGAGCCCTTAGTACGGTATTGGAATCACAAGTTAAGCTTAAGAGAGCTAATCTAGATGCTCTCTACGAGGCTGATATTAATCCGATTACGTCATTCCCTCATACACCAGGTGTAGTGGTATTCGGACAGAAGACATTACAGGCTGCACAAAGTGCACTTGATCGCGTCAATGTACGCCGTCTTCTTATCGATATTCGCCGTCGGGTCAAAAAGATTGCCCAAACACTTCTATTCGAGCCAAATCGAGTTGATACACTTGCTAGATTCTCAAATCTAGTTAATCCAGTATTGCAACAGATCCAAACTCAACAGGGGTTAGATAGATACAAAGTGCAAATTGATACATCGACAACAACACAGGCTGATGTTGAAAACAACACGATTCGAGGCAAGATATTCTTGCAGCCGACAAGATCTCTAGAGTTTATCTCACTAGATTTTGTCGTTACAAATCAAGGAGCCGAGATTTAATCTCGTTAAACACATACTTAGTAAATAAGGAAATTAGGAGACAACACAAATGGCAGAGACACTTCAAGTCAGTGATATGCTACCAAATAAGTTTGAGCCAAAACGAAAGTTTCGGTGGGTCTTCGCCATTGAGGGACTCGACTCCTTCTTGATGAAGACCGCTGCAAGGCCAAATATCACAATCGCAGAGCAAGAGGTTCCCTTTATGAACTCAACTCGTTACATGGCTGGTAAGGCCAAGTTCGAGGCAATCTCAGTAACTCTATACGATCCAATCGCACCTTCAGGTGCCCAACAGGTAATGGAATGGGTGAGAACTCACTTCGAATCTGTTTCGGGTCGAGCCGGCTACGCTGATTTTTATAAGCGTGATTGCCAGCTTAAGCTACTTGATCCTGTGGGAACAGTGGTGGAGCTTTGGGACCTTAAGGGTTGCTTTCTCACCAATGCATCCTTTGGTGATTTGGACTACGGCGCCGAAGATATGACTGAGATTTCTCTTTCAATCCGCTTCGACAATTGCGTATTACAGTACTAATCTTTTAGCTTACTCCAAGCTACTAAAGCCCGGCGTAAAAAACCGGGCTTTTTTGTGTTTAACAAATAATCTGAACAATCTAATGTTATACGATGTGCAGTAAAAGCACCCGATAACACTCAGGAGAGTTAAACAAGTGTCAGAAAACGAATCAAGAGCAAGAGAAAACCGGAATGAGGTATTTACTGCCGCAGAAGCTCAAAAGGCAGGTTTTACAACAAGAAACGTGATGAAGGAAGACTTCGATTTTGAAGTTCCAACTGAATCTGTTCCTCTTCCGTCAAATGGAATTGTATATCCCGCTGAGTCACCTCTGGCAGGCCAAGAAACACTCGATATCAAGTCAATGACTGCAAAAGAAGAAGATATTTTAACTTCTAGGACATTGATTAAGAAGGGTACAGTAATTTCCGCGTTGATCAAATCATGTCTTATTGATAAGACCATTGATCCGAATACCATGTTGACAGGTGATCGTAATGCTATTATGACAGCAATTCGAATTACTGGCTATGGATCTGAATACAATGCTGAAGTTGATTGTCCTGCGTGCAGTGAGCGCTCAAAACAGGAATTTAGCTTGGCAGAGTTACCTCTTAAGCGACTTGAGCTAGAACCTGTTTCTCCAGGTGCAAATTTATTTGATTTTAGTCTTCCTGTTACTAAAAAGGACGTTAAGTTTAAGTTTTTGACCGGACAAGATGAGTCAAACCTTACAGTTCAAATGGAAAGAAGAAAGAAGCAAGGAATGAAGTCAGACAACTTTGTCACAACGCGACTTCACTATTCAATTGTTTCAATCAGCAACATTACTGACAAGTCTAAGATTTCTCACTTTATTAGAAACATGCCGGCCCGAGATTCTTTAGAGCTTCGTAAATTTATTGACAAAAATGAGCCTGGAATTGACATGAAGCAATGGATGGACTGTCCGCACTGTCTCGAATCCTCGGAGGTGCGTCTTCCGATGGGTGCCACGTTTTTTTGGCCTGACTCCGAATGATAAGGAAATCTATCTAGAGCATATCTTCACGCTCATGTACTATATGGGCTTTACATATGAAGAAGGCTATAGATTGCCGGTATGGCAACGTATCTGGTTCCTTGAGAGGCTTCAAAAAGAAATCAAAGCAGCTAATGATGCACAGTCAGGTGCATCTAGGGCTGCTCATGCCAATGATGCTGAATCACGTGCCCTCATGGGTCGTCATCGATCACAAGTCCCATCTAAGCTAAGAAGGTTTACGTAGCAGACGATATTTATTATGAGAGGGTCTACTATGAGTAATTACACAATCGATGAAACAGCATATGCTGGTTATATTTTGGGAACAACTAAAAAAGTTAAGCTTCGAGGAAAAAAAGAAATTGTTGAAGCTACCAAGCATGTTCTAGAGGCTTCTAGAACCCTGTATGAGGCTCTGTCATCCGACAGTACAACTTTTGATCAAGTTATTCCTCTTCTAGAGAACAAACGCACTCGTGCACAGGCTTATAAGAAGATTACTGGACGCATCTGGCGTCTATAGTTGCTTCAGAATACTTTCAGCGAATAATACTTAATGCTGTTGGTGTAGCACGAGAGTATAGTAGCATATGGCCGATGAAGGCGCACAATTAGAAATACAGCAGCAGATCAATAAAGTTCTGCAAGAGCGCCAGGCTATTTTAGCTGCCTCTGCTAAGCAGTTGCAGGATCAAATTAATATTGCCATGCAGCTGTGTGATGCTATGAAGTGCGCCGGCGAAGGCACATCAGGCGGCGCCGCCAATCTTGAAGGTATGACCAGTGCCTTAGAAGAAGCAGCTGATGCTGCCGAAAAACCTAAAAGTTCATTAGAGTCAGTTGCAGATTCAGCTGGAGGCTTAGGAGATAAGTTAAATTCAGCAAAGGTCGCGGCTCTTGGCGCTGGCGTTGGACTAGTATCAGGCTTTAAAGGCGCCATGGGTATGATGGCCGGCG